TCAGATAGCAGCATGAATAAACCGCCTGCTATCATCCACTGACTAATTACCTCTGCTCTCTCTTGTGGTGTACCCGCAAACTTCTGAGCAGTTTTAACAGGTGCTAACACTTGCGTCATTGCTGACTGCTCAAAGGCATAGCTGATAACATTAGCAGGAGTCTTAAGGAATGGGATCAATGTCTGAAAGAATGGGTGCTTTGATCTTATATCTGCTGCCATCTTAGCAGTGCCACCTAGTATGCTACCATACACACTTGGATCATTCGCAAAAATTAACTTCTCAGAATAAGCTTTGGCTGTCTCTAACATTTCATCTGTAGGATGCTCAATCAACATATCATAAGCTTTCTGCTGATTAGTGTAGGCGTGAGACTTTCTCAATGCCTGAATCTGTAAGCTTGTGTTCATATACATAGCTCTAAAGAAAGCATCTTCTGCTTCCAGTGCTCTAGTAGGAAGTGTTAAACCTTTACCCAGTTTACTCTCTGGAAGATCCTGTGGCTTATACTTGATTCCCATTTCATTGTAGAGTTTACCTTCACCTAACTCTTCACCCTTAATCACTCTACCTGCTAATAGGATTCCCTCACGCATACCAATTAGAAGCGATGATAATTCTGTAGGCATCTCATAAAAAAAACGGATTCGATCTTCTTCAGGCATAGGTGAAATTTTAGGCATCACTTCACGAAAAACATACTCACCAAAGTTAGCAGTGCTCTGCGCACCTTTAACAATTGTTTTCTCCCATAAGCCAGTAATAAGAGAACCACCCACATTTGCCACATGTGTTCTAACACCTGACAACATCATGTTATACCGCACCTCTAGCACCTTATCCCAAACTCTCATCTTGTTAGCAGCAGAAGATATATTCTCTAATCCTTCTGCATCACCTAACAATTTAGCATTATCAATTAGTCTCTGCTGCCCACCTGAATCTTGAGCAACTTTAGATAAGGTCTTATAGTATTGAGATCCAGATCCTGCTTTAGCCACAGCTTGAAGCGATTGCAACAATCTACCTGCATCTGCTACAGCGCCACTCACTGTTTTCTCAGTAGCTATAAAAGCTGTGCGCTTCATATCTAATTCAACCAATGCTTCATCACTGGGCTGCACACCATTCTCGATCTGCTGATTAATTCGTTTAGCTAACACATTTAATTCTGTGGCCTGCCCTTCCATTCGCTTATGCATAAATACAAGCTCTTCAGGACTCCATCTAGCATCTGGAGTTTTATTCATAGCTGATAGCTGCACCTCTGCATTCTTAGCTAGTGCGATAGTTTTCTCATTCGTCTGCACCTGTCTCTGTGGCATATCCACAAAGCCATTCTGCCCACGATTAATAAGTGCCATCATGCGTTTAGCATCTTCACCCTCATAGAAGTCTAGATTTATATTTCGCTCTGCTGTTCTGCCTTGTAGAGGCTCAAGAGATGGCTTCTGTGATTCCTGCGCAAATCCTTCAAGCGATTCTCTTTGTGATGGATCAAAGGTAGCCTCTGCTCCTACAGGCTGATCTACTGCCTCCTGTGGCACTTGGATATCACCACCTTTCTCAAGCTCTTCCATCTTCTTAAGTCGAGCACGAGGCTTCTTTTTTATCAGCTTATTTAATGCGCCACCAATATTAAGCCCTGCCACTTGAATACCCTCACCAAGCATAGGAGGCATAGCTGTAGGAGTAGAGCTAGTACGATTCATCAATATCTGCCCTGCGTTCCTGTTTAGTGATTCATCGATAGAGCTTGCATTGGTATCTAAGCCATCCATTTGATTATTATTTAACATCTTGTGTCTGCTCCTGTTCTGCATTCTTCATGGTTGCATTTGTTAAGTAGCCTGCGCCTAACGCTGACGTACCTATCTGGAATAATGGGAAGCCCTTACGCGCAGCAGCTTTTATTTCATCAGTAAGCTCAATGGTATTCACAACTTCAATATTGCCATCAACATCTATCTTGCTAGTCCTAATAGGCTCGCCACCTAACTTACTGGAGAACTTGTTAGCGTACTTAGGAAGATCTTTAAGGTAGCGATTAATGATAGGAGTAACATCATTACTGCCTAACATATATTTATCGCCATCCTTTTTAACACCTCTCCCCCAACCTTCAATATCTTCAATCTGCCTAACTTCTGAAGGCCATGACACTCTATCAAAATCATTCTCTACAGCATCTCTAACCATTTGCCTAAATATAGACTCATGCCAGTTTGATGCCATAGGAGCATCAGCTTGATTGTGTTGAATAAATGCTCTTTGCATTGCTCGTGTTGACTGTTCAGCAAGCATTGCTTTCTGTAGATTCACGTTAGTTTGAAACTGCTCTTTCATCCACTCAGCAAAATCACCACGCTCGCTATCTTGTGCAAACATGTGTTTATCAGTATCAAAATCTGAGCCACTAACATTATCAGAATAATTCTTCATTAGATGCATATAGTCTGTACCAAGAATATGCATTAGATCAGCACCGTTCTCTCCACTAATCTTTGCAAGTTCACCTGAGTACGATGGAAAAACTGAAGGCCACCTTTCAATAAGCTCATTACCGAAATCTTCCCATGCAGCTTCTCTAACCTCTTTACTTATTTCAAAAGCAGATTCCATAGCTTCATTAAAAGAAAGATTCGGATCAACAGCAGATCTACGTGAAGCCATAACAAGGGCATTGTATTTAAGCTGCCCAGATATCTTCCCAAACTCACCATCCGCTAACGCTTGATCTGATCCCTTAAGAAGAGATACAAATTTGTTATAGGCTTTATCACCTTCCTTCATTAATTCGCGCTGCCTTTTAGCCCACAAGTTGCCAGATGGAGGTGTGGCAAAATTCTCACGCACAAATATCTTAGCTAGATCAGTAGGTGACTCGTTAAGAGCTTCACCTATATCTTCAAGTTTACGCTTACGTGATTTCATAATCCCTTGATGCCAGTCACTCTGCATCTCGAATATCATCCTATTCTTTTTAAAGTTATTATCCTTATAGCCTGCACTACGCACATGAGCTAACAGATTATCTTGATTGCTAAAATGCCCACTAGCAGATGTATCATTACGCCCAAACTTTTCAAGCATATAATCTTCATTAATAGTAAACATAGTTTCAGTGTATGGCTCTATAAGATTAGCTGTATCACCTTCTCCTTCCCATGACATATTCTTCCACTGAGTTACATCATCACCACCATCTTGTGAACTATAGTTACCATTTTCTATAAAGTGATTCCATGCTTCATCAATAGCAGATTCGCGTGAAGTGGCATAATCGTCTACAAGATTATTTCTATCATCATAAACTCTCCATCCATCACCGTATTCGTCATTGCCAATAATTTCATAACCTGTAGATGCATCCCTATAAACTTTAGGTGCATATTCCGCAGCCGAACTTTCTGCGTATTCCATTATCGTGTCCTCAATAGCATCAACTAACCACGGATCTCTAAGTGATTCTTCAAAATGTGTAGGCACATCATCCATCACATTAATCATGGCATTGCGAAGCATAAGCTTATCAAGATCAGCATCGTATCTCTCACGGTCATAGCCAGTAGCTGTTCTATAACTACGCTTATTCAGCTCACTTCTAGCCTCCCACATATACTCTTCACTAAGGTAGTCACTGCTCTCAACAGCATCTACAATTTTCTTATCTAACTTATCACCTATTTCTTTTACTTTATTGATATAATCAACAACATCAACTCTGCCATCTTTTAAAGCTTCAACTAAATCATCACTGTCTGCAATCTCTGGGAAACCTAATTCATCTGTAATACTGCCAATACTTTTAGCAACAACTTGTCTAGATGCTTCTTCAAGTTCATCGGTAAACATATCACCACTACGAGCTTCAGATTGATAATGGTCAAACTCACTATCGACATAATCACTTGCGTAAGAGTCACTCATGTGCTCATCTATCACAAAATCTCTGTTGCGCCATATCTCATTGAGAAATTCATCATCATTAACATCGCCACCCTCTTTACCAATAACTCTCTTTTCCATCTTCATAGAGTTAGAAGTTAAAAAGCTTTCAATATCTTCACGACTAATCTTATCGTTACGCTGAACGTCTAACCAATCATCTATGCCAGACCACAATAATTCATCTTTCTTAATTTTACCTTTATCAACTAAGTTCTGGATCTGCTTTTGATATTCAGCAGGGTTAGCTTTCTTAGGTAAATTAACCAATGCCTTTTCTATCTCAAGATAGGTAGGCTCTGCCAACACTGGCTCACTTATAGTAGCAGGCAAGTTAGGATCACCCACAGATCCGCGCTGAGAAGCAGCACCACCCATACTAGGTGCAGGTGGCATCTCTAGAAACTTCTCATAAGCATTCTTAACTATTTTAGATCCAGTGCGATATGTCTCAGGTGTTAGTAGCCCACCTGTAATATATCCACCTGCTGCACCTAATCCTGTCATTTTCGCTGTCTGCCCTAGATCAATCTCTTCCTTATCTGTAGCCTCTACTTCAATAGCCTGCTTAAAGTAATCATCAATACCAGTGAAGCCTGCTCCATAGATAGTGCCTGTATTAGCTGCTGTGCTAGTGAAAGGTTTAGTTAGTGATTTAGATATCCATCCCGCTAATTGTCTCTTAGCAGCATACTGCGCTGTTTTTGATGCCACATTCCCTACACCTAATCCTATATAAGTAAATGGATCTAATGCTAACGACTCTAGATTTCTGCCTGTCTGCTCCCATGATGCACCCATTCGCTCATCTAACACTAAGAATGCATAGATCTGCCTCTTAGTTTCATCATTGCCATTCATAGCTCTATTAGCCATCATCGCTAAATAAGGTACATTCCAATTTACTTGTGACATGTGACGGAAAGCAAAATCTTGAGCCTCTTGATCAGTACCCTTAAACTCTTCACCTAGCAATGTTTTATATAACGCTCTAGAAGCTAAAGTATAATTCTCACTTTCACGTAACTGATCAATATCAAATTCATCTTCCATCTCTGGGAACTCATAGTCCACAGGTGCTATCTGATTATTCTCAATCGCATCTATTAATAGCTTCTCATTTGCCGCACCTGTGGCTGCATTCCAAGCAGCAAGCTTATGCTCTTCAGGCACACCACTTATCTCTGCTGCAAACGTAGCATAATCAGATCCATTTAATTGAACTCCTAACGCTACCTTACTCAATGCAGGTACAGCTTCAGCAGATAAACCATTAACTGAATCCGTATAAGAATTGCGCAGCTCAATCACACCATCTTCTATAAGTCCATGCGTATCATCAAACCGACTAGCTATAACATTGTTAGCAGATACATCATGCCCTGCCACAATCATTTGATCACGCTTAAGATACTTATTAGGAAGCTTAACGCCTTGTGTTTCACTCATTGGCTCGAATGAGTTACCATCCATGTGCATACCCACATAATCATAATTATCTTGTGAGAAAGCATTATCTAATAAGGGCTGTGATTGTAATTTAGTAACAGCCTCATTTGACTTCTCCATCCTTAGATCATGCGCATCTGCTTCATCAGCCTCAATAGTAGCCTGCTGTAATTCGTTATAATTTATCACTGTATAGAACCTCATAAAAATCGCTTGGATCTTCTAGTGATTTTATGGTTTCCATATCTATATCCACATCATCACCTGTAAGTATTGATAGCCTACGCTCTGCACTTATCTCACTCATTGATCTACTTTTCAATGCTTTAAATATACTACGCTTAACCTGATTATCATCTAACTCATCCACAACCTTTTCATTACCGTTAGTATCTTCTTTGGTAACTTTTTTAGTCATACTTGCGTACTCTGGGTAAGCTGTCATTAAACGCTTCTGCGCTTTCCCTTTATAAACATCAGGATTATATGCAGCCTTATTTTGCTTCACCCATGTTACTGGTTTTGCATCTGCACCTTCCTGATCCATATAGGCATCAAGATCTCTTTTAAAATCACTGTACGCTGTACGCTGTGGTGCAGTGCCATATAATGATGAGAGCATATCTTTCACACCTGTATATGACTTCACCTCACCCATTGCATCCTTATACTCTGGACTACGCAAAATACTGTTAGATTGCTCATTAATAGCATTGATTAATTCTAGGTGATCCTGCCCTGTTATAAATGGCTCGTTACCTGTTATATTCCCATTCCTATCTCGACCAGTAGCAGCCTCTAACACTAACTGCTTAAGAGCTTCAGATTTACCCATGACTGTTACATCATCACCTTGCACATAACGTAGCGCAGCAATCTGCCCTTTAAATCTGCTCAATGCTGTCTTATTAGATGTGACTGGAGAACGCTGACCTTTCTCTAACATAGCCACAAGTGCAGATCCTTTCTCACCTGTTATCTTATCGCTCTTCAATTTATCAGCCACCCACTGCCCAGTAAGCTCGCCTCTGATATACATCTCTACACCTAGATCATAGGTGTTAGATTGTGTGGTTTTATATTCAGCCTCTATCTGGTTGCGCCTAGCTTCAAGATCCTTTTCAAGTGCATTACGCTGCCCTTGATTAAGCCTTAAGTCCTGATAAACCACCTCACCATCTTCACCTAGTACAGCTCTCTCACCTGTATCTAGAGAATCCTGCACAACAGATAATCCCTCTAGATCATTAATATTGTTAATCATCTGAGTTACAAAAACCGTATCAATCTCACTCGTGATCTCAGTGTACTTAGCTTGTGCTTGCTCTGGATCGATAGCACCCTGCTTATACATTTTGCTTAAGTAGCCTAATGCAGACTCTTCATCACCTGCTTCTACAGCAGATTTAATTAAAGCGTTATTTTGTGCAACAACTCGTTTATTCCGTAGCTGTGCTACATGCAGAAATACCTGTGGAACGCTGCTAGTCCTAATGCGTGATACCTTCTTAACAAAGGCAGGATTAGATGAAGATTTACCATACTGCTTCATATACTCTTTCGTATGCATATCGTAAACTTCAGCAGCTACTTCTTCCATTGGTATCTGAATAGATGGAGCTAACGGGTATTGAAAGTTATTTTTCTCTAACCACTTGTCAGCTATCTCACCTTCAACTAACGGATCATCTATAGATAAGGAAGATGAGGTTTGAAGCTTTGCAACTAACTCAGCTTCCTGTGCTGCCCAGTCTGAAGCGTCTAGTTCTGCCTGATTATCACTAAGCGTATTATCTACTTTCTTCTGAGAGTCACTTAATTTTTTACCTAGTGTAGCAACCGCACCAATAGCCCCTATTACAGCCTGCCCTTTAGCAACTTCATTATTAACACTAGGGCTAGTTAAGGCTTGCACGCCTGCCTGTACTGGTCTTTGAATTTTCATTTACAGCCTCAATTATATATTGTTAGACCACGTATTCGCAGCAGCAGTTACACCACCTAACGTGCTTTGATACCATGCTGCCTGCCCCCCTGCTCTTGCTTCTCTAGCAGCCATTTTTGCAGATTCTTTAGCCCACCGTACCTGCCTAATGTTTTCAGTCGCTAACTCAGTTAGATTGCTACTAGCAGTGCCAGATGTTTCAGTGATACCTGATCCACCTAAATTTGCTATATTAGTTCCCATGTTGAAATCTTGCTGAATCTCTAGCCTGCGGATTTCTTCTTCAGCTTGCCGCATGATATTTCTGCTAGTAGTCTTGCCTGCACTCCTTGCATCCTTGCCTGCCATGTAGCCCTGCGCTATTTGTGCGCCACCTATTAAAGCCTGCCACATAACTACCTCACTCTAATTATGTTAGATGAATTAATCTTTTGAGATTTTCCTTGTAAATTATCGTTACCACAGGCTTCTCTCAAGAGAACTTCAGACTCATTGATCAAACTGTCTCGTAATTTCGCATTCTCTGTAACCTGTATACACATGTGCGATGCAAGTGTTGTAGCAAATGTCATTAGAAAGTTAGGCGAGAATGATGTGGTTGCTACATCTTTTGTGATATACCTAACATAGATAACAGAAGCATCACAAACAATCTGCCCACTCTCATAACGCCACTCAAAGGTAGATGGCTGATTATCTAAATCATTCTGCCTGACATCTATAATTCTGTATGTATCATTAGGTGCAGCGAATGCCTGCCCATATCCCCATGCAGGGGGATTAGCCACAGGATTACTTAGCACCACTCGCTTTGTAAGAAAAGTCCAATCTCTTTTCTCTAACATTAGATCCCTAACAATTGGATAATATAATGAGCATAGCTCTTCTATATCAGATTGTGGATTATCTATACTGGCTATCCTGTAGCCACCTAACTTACCTAACGCGAGATTACATATATCTACTACGCTTGCCATAAATCACCTATAAGTTCGGGCTAATAAAATAATCCAAACTTTCCTGTTTCGTTAGTGTTGCACCACTTTTATAAATACATATACAATCCTCTTGAATTGCTGCATATATGCCCCACTCACCTAATACCTGACAATCTAGTAAATTTAGAGATTTTGTATCTACTATAGATCCAACAGCTATATCACCAATTGAAGATATATTTACCACATGATCTGCTATATTTTTAAACTGCATAACGTCTATACCATAATTGAGAAATCATATTGCTTGTATTAGCTCCTATCCACCTAACTGTTAGATAGCTTCCCGCACCAACCAGAACTTGATTGTTGTTAGTCACATCACCAAACAAGCTTGAGCCTGTATTTGCGCCATCAACATCAACACCATTAACTGCGTAAGTAAGTGTTCCCGCATTCGTATCGGCACGAGAAAAAGATGTGTGAGTAAGTTTGATGTTTTTTGGAATAGCTATCCCTCGCCCCGCATTCATTCTGGTAGCTCCAAACAGTGCATAAACCCCATTATTAAATCCACCATCATCATTAACTAGAAAATCAAACTCTTGTTCACTAACCCAGTGAGAGCCATCATAATAATAAGTAGTCTCATCTATACTATTCTCCCATCGCCTTGTTATATCAGAGGGAGCTGAAGATGAACGGATTGGAAGCCGTAGCTCACTTTGAGTTTTAAAAACGGAAACGCCAGTAGGAGATGTTGCCATTATGCTATCAACAGCAACAGGTGAAGCATTTGGATATCTAACAACATAACTACTAGGCAGAGATAATGGAGGCAATATAGCTACACTCTCTGTATCTCTAACTAGCTCAAATTCTAGCGTAACAATTCTATCGCCTTGTATAAAATCAAATTCACACCCACTACCTTCAATAGTATTAATATTAATATTGTTATTTAGATTAATTATTGGAAGCTCTGGAGTAGTGTTATCCACAGTGATATTTACACCACTTTGAACACCTAACACACCACCACCTCCAGTAACGACAGTTTTATACAAACCATCTGCTGCTAGAAAATCAGTAGCTGCTCCATCCGATATTAGATAAACACCATTTACAGTTACATCATTAAACACTGCATTATCACTAGGGATAAATTGTGTTAATGACATTGCAAGCTTATCTAGCTCATCTTCTACATTACGTGCAGGGAATGGCGTTAAATCAGGAAGCGATAATTCTTGAGTTAAAGGAACAGTCCGTAGAATAGTCACCACAGATTGATCCGCAGGGATCAAGCTAAATGTAAATGTACCACCCGCGTTATTAATTTGATCTGCATTAAGATCTACCGATCCTGCTACAGTTACACCATCAACCTGCCCTGTAATCCATGAAGGATCATTAGCTTGTATATTGAAAGAAAATAGTGAATTAATACCATCACCAATATAACTCTCTTCTCTTACTATGCTTGATACTGTCATACCTTGTTACCTTGAGCCTTACCATATAAGGCTGATATGTTAGTGGGAAGTGGTAGATCTTGCTCTACAGTTATCACACCTTTGTTATATCCTGAGTCATAAACACTCACATCACCACTAAACAAAGGAACACCATTAGTCATTAGATCAGGTGGAGTTCTGCTTGGTGGCCTATTGCCATTAAGAATAGGCATAGCTGATTCATACACACGAGCAAACACTTCATTAAATCTACGCTTCTGAGTTAATGCTGTTCCATCTGGATTAGTACCCTCTAAATCGTTAGTAACTGCAATGGCTGCATAACCTAAACCTACAGCTACAGTTTTTCCTATAGTCCAATCTTCTAACGTAACTTCACCATTCTCTACAACTAACGATGGATGAATGCTATAGATATCACCATTAACAGTGTCATTATCTAATACAACAATCTGAACCTCTTTACCTTCAAGATGCTGCAAGCCTTGTATAACTCCAGTGCTAACAGATCTCACATAGCTATCCTGATAAATAGGCTGACTACTCGAAGCCTCATATATCTCTATGTAAAGCCCACTGCCATCACGATCAACTAGCACATACTTTGAGCTACCTGTTTGATCTTCTGCAACTGCTGCGCTTATGAATGAACCTTGCGTAGTTTCTCTCCACCATCCATTTGCCTGTATAGCTTTGAAGTAGCAACTATCAGCTATAGTGCCATCTAACATAATAGCTGATAACTCATAGTGTGGATTCTCTGCATAAGTAAGCTGACATATTTTTTTACGCAAAATATGCTCTGCAATAATTGAAGGCTCAATTGATTCATAACTATTCGAGCTATCACCGCCATCAATCATAGTGCGCACCCTTGCTAACTCTGGGCTAACAAAGATAGCTTCCCTACCTGTAGCAGCAGGAGCAAGGTATGCAGAACCCCATGTCTGCTCAGTAGCGAAGTTAAAATCATCTGCTGTAATAACTGATCCAGTAGAAGTTCCAACTACCTGCCCTAGATCTGTACCTATAAGTAAAGTCTTTAATCCAAGCATCCATTGGATCTTCCCATTCACAGCCAACTGAAAATCTAACGGATCTTCTGGAGTTGCATTATCTTCTTCAAAATCGAAATAATCCCAAACTCTCGAAGCCCATATTGTACTTAAACTATCTGGAGCAGCGCCTAGATATAATCGACCTTGATGAAATGCACACACGCTAGGCTGATTATTATCCCATAGGTTAGGTGATGGCTGTGTAGGAAGGTACTGTGAAAACACCCATGAATCAGTTAAGGCTACATAGGTTAATATATGCATATTGCCACCTAACACTGTAAAGATCATCGTGCCTGTGGCGCTATCCATCGCAACTTGTATATCTTTAAGCTTACCTATCCATGATGTAGGTGTTGACCAAACTACAGGAATAGGTGGTATGTTAGACTGAACAAGTAGAAAGTTTTTAAACAATAAATTTAACTCTCTATCTCTATCTTTAGGATTAACATTTTGATTATCATTAAACACTTGAACGAGCACAGTAAGATCCACAATATCTGGCCTACCTGCTAAATCAAAAGTAATTTCGTAATCTTCTACCTCACCAATATTAGGCACTGAAACTGGCGAAGGGAATGTAGTATTAGCGTTATAGTTGATCTGTATATCACCCAATATTTCGGCTAAATTAGATCCATTTCTTAGTGATATAGTTACAAATCCCCCTCTCCTTCTATTTGAAGTATTTGCTAAAAACTCTGCACTAACAGTGTATGTATATTCTGCCTCTAGAACAGGTATAACTATACCATCTTGATAAACTGCTGCATTACCAACACTAGCGTTAGCAAAACTATCTATATTGTTGCATGTTGCTCTAAGCCTACAACCAACATTAGAGACTGCTTGTGTTTGCGCTGTTCCTGTGTTTGCTGTGTTTTCGATTGTAGTCCAATCTGCAAAACCATTAAGGAATGTAGGATCTGTAATAAGGTTTGCTGTAGCTAAACTTTCTAACACACCATTAACATCATACATAGTGACATTGTTATCACCAATAACCACAACCTTATCATTAGCTCCAATTTGCCTAAAAGTTCTAGCTACAGCATTTTGCTCGCCCGTATTCTCTATAAATCTACTGCCATTACGCTTTTCTAATGTGGCTTGTGGAGTTACGCGAAAATTCTCACAATAAGCTAATCCATAGTTATATTCTTCAGACTGTGTTCTACCTCTAAGCTTAGGTGTTATCTCACCATAACCGAAACTACTTTGTATGGGTGATGCGTTAGGCATGTTATTCTCCTACTACGCAAAATCTAAACTCACTTCCAAACTTTTCTAACTGCTTCTCTTCTGATAGAACGCTACGGAATTTAGCAAGCTTGATAGGATCATCAACTACTTTTTGATAAGGGCAATTATCAGGATCGTTACAATCACCTGCTGCCAATATCTCAATAGGTGAATTATTAAGCACATCTAATTGACGCTGATTTCTAACTATAACGAAAGTTAATGAGCTTATCTCATCATCACTTTTAATTGTTTTAAACTTATCAAAGCCCATAAATACATATTTCGCCTTACCAACGCTATAGCCATTATGAGACTGGAAAACTAAATCACGCACATCATTATAGTTAGCAGCTAACCATGCTTGCAAAGCATCACAGTTTTCACAGTAAGTTAGCAAATGACTATTGAGCATTTTGAGCACCTGTTAATGTTAAACCTATAGTCTCTATACGCTTAAGGTTTCTAATACCAAAAAAGATATCATCTTCAGTTATAGAAGCATTGTTCGCCCACAAATAAAACGAATCAGGTAGTATTGGATAAATAGATAGCGGAACACCAAAAAACACTCCAGTCTGTGCATCTACTGTAAGCCTTAAAGGTAATCCATCTCTAACTTCTAACATGCAGCGCTTCATCTCACCAAGCGGCCAATCGCTTAAACTGACGTAACATTGTTCATTGCAGCTTTCAATAGAGCTAGCAAACATTCCAAAATCACCCACTAAATTTGCAAGTAAACCGAATGCAAAGCCCTCTGTTGCTGTATCAAAATCACCATTTGTATATGTAGAGAATACTGATATTGCATCACCACTTATATCAGCAACTGGAAGAAGTCCTGCTGTATTAATAGCTTCAAAGTAAATTGTATAATTTCTATCTGTAGGCGTAGTAACAGGTGCATAAACATCTGCAACATTTAAACGAGTAACAGAACTATTAGATGGAGATAGAACAGGCGCATAACGTGATGTACCAGTAGCTGTATAATGCGCCCCATAAACACCTATACCATTTCCTGCAACACCTAAATAAGATTCATTATATAGATTATCTAACAGATTTATTGTTGCATGTGCAGGATCAGAACCAATGCCAACAGTGCCAGTATCAAAATAGCAGTAACACCATCCACTATCTAACAATAAAATACCTGAATCACCATAATCTGAACTTTCAGAGGTAACTAAGTTACCAGTAAAGATATCAAATACAACAAATGAACTAGGCTCACCTGTTAGCTTAATATATCTAGAATCACCTAAAGGCTTAACAAAAAGCCCGCCTCTGATTCTACCACCTAATATATCGTTAGTGCTGTATGACATATCGATCTGCTTAAAACCTACCACAGCAATCTCACCCAAAACACCAATAGAACCAGTGAGATCTGGAGCTGTATCAGCTACAACTTGCTTAGTTAAACCAATATCATTACTCCACCCTTTTGGATTAGGAGCTGCATCATTTTGAGTAACATCATAATGCCACCAATGAGCAGATGTATCTTGTGGTCTAGGCTCAATACCGTATAAACCAATTGCAGGCACATCGATAGCATTATTAACTAACAATCCTTCACGAATAGAATACTGTGGAGATCCATGTATATGAACAGCAGTGTTAAGAGATTTAGTATCTAACGCATCATTAAGAAAAGGATAATGCCATGTCACATTAGAGGTAGGTGGTGGTGATCCACCTACAATTCCCCAGAAACTAATAGCAACATCATTAAACGACTCACCCACTGCTCCCTGCAATTTGAAATATGCAAACATACCTTCATTCAATGCAGGCAGCTCTACAGGGAAGGTAGCATCAATAATCTGCTTCCATGCATCCTGTACTGTATTCGCAGTCGCTCCTAACGCCTGAAGATACACAAGCTCCATATCTCCTATAGAGCCTGTATAGCCTAGCGTGCGAAGTGCATCAAATTTAGTATCATTAACAGTAGGCATTTAAGCTCCTAGCAAACAAAACAAAGTTCTTTAAGCTTTGTTACGCAATAACCTACAGCCACATCTGTTACTACTGTGCCACGACCACGCGCTCTAATCTCTGGAGAAATACCTATTGCTATCTCGCCTACAGCGATAGCAGCTTCAGAAGCTTCTTCTCGAATATCTGCATTACCACCACCGATAGGCATAACGATATAGATAGCAGCACCTGCCTCTCCACCTAACTCATTATCTCTAACGTATGATTTAAGCTTATCAATAACAGCTCGTGCTTCAGTTATGCGTGATGAGCTTAATTGATTACCTATAATTGACCAGTGATCAGCAGGTACAGGAATGATGGCGTTAGCCACTGCATCTTTAGCAACTCCTAACCACGGAACATTTATACTTACATCAAATAATATCGCCATTAGAATACCCTCTATTCAGCAGTAGGCTTCTTACGAAATTTAGGCTTTTCTTCTGCGCTCTCTTCAACAAATTCAGCCACACGATCTTCCGTAGTTTCAACTTTAGGTGTCGGTCTTACCTTGATATCAACTGGTCGAGATTTAACCTCACCACCTTTTTTGAAATGGTCTATAAACTTAGAAACAATCTCAAGTTTTACACGAGTGTAATCAGAGATATTTTCAGGTGAATAACCCTCATCATAATATCGCTTAATCGCATTAATTTGAGTTATGTTTGCTCCATTAGTCTTACTCATAATAACTGCCTTTATTTGCCACGCGGATCACGCATTGGAAGTGTTTTGGGTGAAGGATAATTCACCACATGTTTTGCAGGCTCTGTACCATTACCTGCACCGTGAATAACACGAGCACTATGCGTACCCTGTTGTGAACTTGATGGTGCTACACCTGATTTAGGCTTCATAATCTTCTCCTAGAAAAAAGGGGAGCATAGCTCCCCCTCTATATACTTCACTGCTAGCCTTTAGTGACAGAGCCACTTTGACCTTTCTTAACACCTTTGTACTGGTTGTAGCCTTGTTGATTCGGCTTAACAAAAGTACCTTGCTGTGGTGTTTGCTGTGGTTTGCAACAATCGTTCATAAGTTACTCCTTACACTGAATCTAAGAAACGACCAACAACAATTTTCTTATCTTGAACCCGAACTGCACCCATTGTTAAGCGTGCGTAGATTCTCCAAGCGAAAGAAGCTGATGGATCTTGAGCTACCTGAATAGTGATATCTTCATTCACTTGCAAGCCTAAAGCATCTGGACAGTAGAATAATGCATCCACCACACCTAACGAACTTAGTAAGCGGGTACTCATTATCCAAGTGAAGCCCATCCAATTTGCAACTACGCCAGAAGCATTAAGCTGCTGAAGAGCTGTACCCGCGCCCGCAGGAGCAACCGCGAAATCGCGTGAGGTTTGCTCAGTTAGTTGAAGTAATTTACGAACCATTGCAGGAGAAACTACAGCAACTTTAGGCTGCGCAGGATCAACATCGTTATTCATAAATACCTCTTGAATCTCAGTCAAAGCATCAAAGCTAACTGATTCAGTAGAGCGATCTACAATTTGACCCGCAGGTAATGGGATAAGCGCACCTGTACCATCTTGCGCATCTCCATTAGCAGCAGCGATTATGATATCGTCAATTGCGCGATTCATTGCCATAGATAAGTTATACGCAATGTTAGATTTAGGCTCTACTAACATCTGAACGATATCTTCATTATCAACAGTCGAACCAGTGTGCTTAGTTTCAGCAATAGAACGTCTACGATTCCACGGAAGATCTACGTTAGGCGTAGGAGGTGCAGAGGTTGTTTTATCAATAGCATCTGAAAAATCTAAAGTTTCCCAGTTATGAATATTACCGTTAGTACCGCGCTCCATTACAGTTCCGCGTAGCTTGGTATTCATTTGTTGTGCTAGGTGTTGTACGTTTTGCTCAAATGTCTGAATATAGACATTATCAATATTTAATCCGCCTGCCATGATGATTCTCCAGTGCAGTTAATTTAATGTAAAAAATTAATCGACTAGAGCTACCCATAACGGACTCGAATGTCTTAAGGTTATCGTTCTCCAACGCTAGTTCCATGTGGAACATGAGCAATACTAACTCTGCCACATTTGAGAGTTAGATTGTCATGCCTGCCCATAGGGAAGCAGTTAGTTGAAAAATAGAACAAGAAAGGGAGCAATGCAATAACAAAAAGC